TCTACCACTTAAACCTAAATCATCACCAAATTTCTTACCACTATTATCAATAAAAGTAAACGTACCATTTCCAGCAGTTAATTTTAATGACCAGTTACCAGCATCCATTTTCTCTCTATATCTACTTCTAGCTACATTGATTATATAAACAGCGTTACAATCTTGCAAAGTACCTGCTGAATTTTCAAATGAGAATTTAGTATCAGTTGGGTCTAACAACATTGCTCTATATTGAGCGTAAGTTGCTTTAGTTGCAAGAAGTGCTGAATCATTAACATCCAATGTCATAGAACCACTTCCATGAACATGTCCATAAGCTATAGCGTATTGTACTTCAGCGGTATCAGAAAATGTTACTGGATTGTAATCATAAACATTTGCATAATAGTATCCGCTTGTTGCGGTAGTTTGTGCAGATGCTGTAAAAAATTGTGCTAATGAACCAGAATCACCTGTCCATAATCCGGTAGTAACTACTTCAGTTTTTGCATTAACTTTATCAAAATCACCAAATCTTTTATAGATACCAGTAGTTATACCACTTGTGTTTGAAGCGATTTGTTGGCCAGCTGGTAGTACGCTATTTAAAATAGATACGATTTGGTTTGTATCAACCGTACCAGAGTTTGCTAATGCTGCTATCTGGGCGGTTACGTTTGGGTCATTTATTAGTGCCATTATTTATTTCTTTTTAAGCTTTATAAGTTACAGTTACAGGTATAGTTTGAGAACCTCCAGTTTCATTACCATAAACTGTCAATGTAGTTGATACATCAATTGTTAAGTTTGGATTTGGAGTGAATCTAAATTCTAAACCACTAACCACCTGTGCGGTTGTTGTAATTTCCTCTCCTAAGAAAACAGGAACACTACCAACTGCAGATGCGCCTCTAGTAACAGTTAACGTACCAGCTCTTTGGTCTGTTAATACTACAGTGTATCCAGCACTTGCGTTTCCAGCAGGTGAAGTTGTTGGTGTTAATCCAACACCACCTTCTAATTGATTTACACCTATTGATGGTACACCTAATCTTACGATTGGGATTTGAGTTGTTCCTTTTGGAAGAGTCACTAATTTATATCTCAATATTTGAGTTTCATCGGGTGATGCTTCGGTTACAGGAATTGCTCTAATTGCTGAATCATAATAAGCCGAACCCTTTGGGTGTGCAGGCTCATATAATGTATAATCAATCTCATCATCACCCAAAGCGAACTTTGAAATGTTTAAAGATTGACCAGATGCTAATTTTTGTCTTCCTTTTTTGGTAAGAATTGCATCTACTGTTATTTCGGTATTATCTAAATATGCCATTTGATATTGTTTTTTTAATTCTTTTATTATCTAAAATAAATATAACCATTTAATATTTTCAAATTAATCTACTTCAAGTATCGGTTCACCACTACCTCTACCTGTCTTAGCCACTCTAAGAATATTAGGATTAGTAGTAAATGTTTCAACCGCAGGTAATCCATCAGGTGTAGTTAGTACCCCATTAATCACTCCTTGCTTAGAACCTTTCCAAAATGAACGTTGTAATCCTTCACCCAATCCATTAGTAAATTTATAGTGAGTTGGTAAGTAACCATTAATTGGTGTAACTTGTACTACATCGTTTCCTAATGATATACTACCACTAAAAGGTAATAACGATACATAATATTTATCTTCAAATGTAGTTATTGTAGTATATTTAACAGGACCTGAAGTTGTTGCTGGATATCCACCTGTTTGAGTTTTTTTCTTTTTAGGTTTAGATTCTTTTACTAAGAATGCACTAACTCTACTGCCTGTTGTTTCTAAATTTCCAAATATATCATCAAACGTTCTATAAATAGAATTTCCTCTCTTAGCATATAAACCATATCCTAAGTTTGCTAATGAATTTTTATCCATACCAATTTGAGTAGATGAAAACGAATCTACTTCACCATACAAACTAGCACCAGTAGGACACTCAATATTTACAGAACCTTGAGATGGATATGTAGGGTATTCCGTATCTAATATATCTACAAAATTATAATCTATTGTAGATTCATAGGTTGGGTTTGTACTTTCTATTACAATTCCAGTATTTGCATCAACTATACCATCGTAATTATTTAAATTACTTTCTAATGTTGCTACGTCTTGTACATTTAATTCACCTTCATTATAATCAAAAGTAGAATCTATTGAAACATCATCAAATGTTAATATAGTTGTATCAAAATCATTTCTTTCGGATTCAGGCTTTGTCCACTTAATTTTATTTCTTTCCAAATAGTGTGGTTCAATTAATAAACCTTTTGATACTTTTGCTCTAGCAGGCGCTAAGTCATCCAATACATCAAAAAGAGATTTATCAATATATCTTACTAACTGAATGTATTCGTAGATATTTCTATCAAGTCTTTCAAAATAATAATTTCTTAAAACACTTAATTGTTTGTAATTGTCTTTATATTCATCCGATGGGTCTCCAATGTAGTTATCAATATTAAAATCACCAAATGCTTTTAAGATATCCATATTCAACTCCTTAATTGGAGAGAAGAATAATCCTAAACGATTTGAATCTATTGGAGCTCTATCAAATGATTTTTTAGTTGCTCTAGTTTTATATGAAAGGTCACCAATTAAAGTTTGTTCTTCAAAACGAATTTTATTAGAAGCATTAAATCCTAAAGATGGAACAGTAGCTGTTACAGTTCTATCGTATGGTGTATATTGATAAGGATATGCAGACGCCGAATACATATTACTTGCAGATGCAAATGGTTCTGCATAGCTTTCATTTATAGCAACGTTTTTAATAAACGAATCTTTAGTTCTATCTTTTGGATATTCAAAATCTAAACGGAATAATAAATCTGTTGTTGATGCTGTATATGAATTACCATTAATTGCGTCTGGAAATAATGTATGATTTTCAAATTTACTTCTTTGTAATGGAACAGTCCATAAACGAACTTCATCAACATTACCTTCAAATCCATTTCCACCAATTTGTAAAGATGAACCAGTTTCCCATTGGTTGTCGGATGTCAGTAATGACATACTAAGAAATGTATTTATTCTAATACCATCGGATGTTGCAAACCAAACTTCATATTGTGATTCAGAACCACCATAGTTGTATCTATTTATAGAAATGTTTGTATAGTTCTCTAATGATAATGGGATATTAATACTTCCTGTTTTAAATTCAGGCCCATATACATAATCAATTGAAGTTTCAATATATGGAGTACCAACCCCAGTTGTCATAAAGTAACTACTTTGAGCAACATCACCACCAAAGTTTAATTCTAATGAAGCAAACGAGCCAGTAGTTCTAACCAAATCTACCTTCCATTCACTTCCAGAAATTATAGTATAAGATGTTTCAGGTAGTTTTGCAGGCTTTATTCTAAATTCAACACAAGCTGGGTAGTTACCAGTTGTTGGTGCTACTTTCCAAGGTACTTTAATATTTGAACTACCATTTTGATTTAAACTACCTGTCAAATAAATTGCAGCTGTTCTATCATCAAATGTAAATTTAGTAGTTGCATCGTTTGTTGGGTCTTGTGGCCCTCCAAATTCCATTATAGTCAACATAGATTGGGGAACACCATAACAAGCCATTACAGCTTTCATAGCTCTACCAGTTCCTTTATGTTTTAATAGGTATGGTAAGTTATTTAAGATTCTTCTCCAAATTTGATTGTTTGCCTCATCAAGAGGCATAGAATATATTTGATATCCTTCTCGATTCGTACCATATACATGCTCCCATAGGAAGTTGGAATTAAATGCTCGTTTGGTATCCCATCCTAATGATTGTAGTATAGGACCAACAACAGTATTTATTATATTTTTTGATTGAGCTTCTCCTATTTTTTTATTATCTCTTATAGAATTTATATAGGTCCAAATAATATCAAAATGCTGGCCTATCATATCCAAAAATACAATAAAATCATTATTATCATAATCTTCCTGAATAAACAATGGAAGATTATTTACTAAATAATTTGTATTGTACTTATCATAATATTCGGATGCCGCTACAATAGAATTATACCATATTGTTGCTTCTGATGTGTTCGTAAGATAATTTACTTTTCTTGTAATACCATCTTGAAAAGTATTATCAAACTTAGGATATGCTAATTCATTTGTTGATGTGTATAGGTACTTTTCAAAACCATCAAAGTTTTGAATTATATTATTAATTTTATTAAGTAATACACCAGATTCATCAATAGGATATTGTCCGTATTTGATTGCAACTTCAAATTCCAAATCCAAAGAGTCTTCAGTATTTAGTATTTCGTTACCATCTATTTCTGGTGTGAATATGCCTTGAGCATCTTCTGTTAGTACATATCCAACATTAAAAGTTTCTTCTGATATTGCTTGGTATTCTTGAATATATTTTTCAAGTATGCCAAGTTTATAGAGGAAGTTATTTACTCTTTCCTCAGCCGAACCAAAATTTACAAAATTTTCCCAACTATATTCAGAATCTTTAACATATTCTATATTTAATTTACTTGTATCTATACCTTTTGATTGAGCGTACTTATTGATTAGTAAATTAGATGAATAAGAACCACTTGATATTAAATCATCAAATACCTGATAACCAATACCATTATCAACCTCTAATCCAAAATTAGGTCCTTTTAATGGAGGACAATCTTGTGTAGTATCTCCAACTAAACGTATAGTATCAATAATCGGATTGGCTAATATTTTAGAAATCCAAACTTGTTGATTATCCTGTACGGATGTTGGTAATGGTTCGTATAATTTTAATATTAATGAATTTTGGCTACCAGTCCAAGTTGTAATTAGTTTATTATCACCTTCGCCAAAATGTAAAAGATGAGTTAAATATTTTGAAGGGCTATCTCTTAATAAACTTCTATCAAATTGATTTATAAATCCTTCAGCTATTCTATTAATAGCAACATTTCTTGGAATTGTATAATTACTTTTTACAAATTTAATTGTAAGAAATTCCTCTTTACCACTAATAGTTTCAATACCACTAATGTTATATGGTATTAATTTTAAATTAAATACAATATTATTATTATCTTCGGCTAAATTATTACCCGATAACTCTATTAATTTTTTTACATTTAACGATACATTTCCGTTAGATGGTAATTGAGTGAAATTAGTTCCATTATATAATCTAACATAATCCGTATTAACGGAATCGTATGATATTTTGAAATTAACATCAGTTCCTACAAAATCTGGTCCAAATAATTCAGATGGATATGCTATATTTCTTATATCAGGTATACCAACATAAACCTCATTAACTACATTTAATACAAATTCAATAGGATTTCCATCAGATGCGGTTTGGCCCGATAATAATGATGCTCCTATTTTTTTTGTAGTTGAAGGCACCAATACTACTTTATAGTTTCCTATTTTAGTAATGGCAGCTGCAGGTATTGCTACAATAGCTGAATTAGTACCATCGATTAAATTAGTATATTTGTAAACACTCTCTCCTATATAAATTGCTATATCCGATACTGCTCCATTTTTAGATACACCAATAGGAATATCCGATTTTTCGTTTATATTGTATTTTTTAACACCTTCTTTATTTATAAAATCAATAGATGGTAGAATTTTTGTACTAATTGCCGCCTCTGTTGTTATTGATATTTTTTTATTTGAATCGGCTTCAAAACTTAAAAACACACTAGAATTCCTAATTACATTTCCTAAAGGATTGTTGCCCTGTGTTGGAAGTATTTCTTCGGTATTACCATTTGCGTTTGTTACTAATATCTTTGATATTACATAATTTGTCAAATCAGCAGATGAAATAGCTATATTAGTTCCAACTTTTTCAGTATAAGTGTATATTTGTTGTGTTGATAATGTATCGCTTAATGTACCATTTGTGTATAGAACAGAATCCCCCATACCACTTACTTCAATTGTAATGGTTACGTTTTCATCAGATATCGGTGTATCTACAACAACATTAGATTTTTCTAAATTAAATGCAACATCAATTATTTGACTAGATGCATTGTATGGAAAACTTTGTATTACATCATCTTTATAATATTCTACAATTACTTCAAATGGTGGAGTATTTGTGTATATTGGTTCATTATTACCAACCAATGGTTCATTGTAATTTGGTAATAATCTATTTTGATATCCAATTAAACTATCTCCTAAATTTATATTGAAATTTAAATTACTAAAATTAAAATTTAAATTTGGTACAGCTCTAAATATATATTTTTCATTTGATTTAAATCCAATTTTATCAACAGTAATAACTTTACTTCCAAATTTTAATAAATCATTTAAAGATATATCTAATTTATCTGTTGTTGTTTTGAATGTATTTTCTGCGTTTACATATATCTGCGATTCAGTATTTGCCTTAATGTTTACTATTAAATTAGTATTTGCATTTATTGTACCATACGCATTTGGATTTGTTGTAATGGGTATTACTACATTATTTGGAGTAGATACTACTACACCACCCCCACCACCTCCACCAAAGGACACAGATGAATCACTAATACTATTAAGTACACTTGCAGGGTTTGTTCCCTCTAACGAAAAATCATCCCCGAATATTCCATAATTTGCTTCTGCCATTACTTAATAAATATTTTATTGTATATTTTCTCTTTGTCTCATATCTCTTTCAAATACCTGCTCTCTACCATATCCAGTTCCAAAATCTCTTTCAACGAATCCACCTCCACCACCTCCACCACCACTACCACCGGTTGGGGTTTCTATTATAATAGGTAATTCATTACGTCTATCATCAACAGGTTGCTCTATTGTTATTACTTCACCAGTTGTTGGATTTTCCTTTTCAACAGGAAATGTAATTTTAGGTTCAGGTTCTGTTACTGGAGTTTCACCTTTTAATTTTTTTATTAACCCTAATTTCTTTTCACTTTGCGCTGGCTTCTCTATTGTTACTATTTTTAATTCAGGTAATTTTGTTTCAATTTGTATATCAGATGATTTCGATTGTAATATATTTGGCGCATCATCTATACTTTCAATTCTTGAATTAACTGATGTTGAATTTAATTGTTCATCTTTTTGAGTCAAATAAAAATTAATAGAATTAACAATTAATTCAGATAATCTTCGTATTATAGTGTTTTCGGATAATTGAAGTCTTGGTTTTGTTTTTCTTGGCTTACCATAATTAAGGTCTTTAATATCTGATAATCTATTTGTAAATTCATAGTATGCAGATTCTACAAATTTTCTATGAACCGCTACGCTAAATGAATCAAAGTTAGAAATTTTGTATTCAGTTTTTAATTTTTCATACCAACCTTGTCCGTATGTATTTTTTATAAAATCATCTATTACACTTGAATTGATTGATTCTACTAATTTTAATGCATTATAAATAATATCACTTCTAAAATCTCCGTTGTTATAAAATATACCAAATCTTTCTCTTATATCACTTATGTTTGAACTTTTTTCTAATGGAAATAATCTAACTTCTGTTCTAGAAGGAGATATTTCACTAATCCAAACTTTATCATCTGGTTTATAAGAACCAAGCCTTTTATTTATAAGAGATATTTGTGTTTTGAATAAACCATTTGCATAACCAGCTTCTTTTATCAATCGTTCAACATCTATAAAATATTCAGATGGTAGATTGTTTCTTGTCATCATTGTTCCCTCTGATAATAAAAAATAATCATTTATATTTTCAGTTGTAAGCGATATGTATCTAACCAATCCATTATTTTTTTGTGGTAATTGATTTTCGGAAAAATCATACATAATGAATTCAATAACATCATCCTCACTTAATCCAAAAAAAGACTGTAAATCTCCCTGCTCAAATATATTTCTATCATTTGGGTTGATTCTATACGCCTTATTTTCAATTATTTCTTTAAAATTCTTTAATCCAGATGCTGCCATAATTTATTTTTTTATTAACCACTCCAACTAGTTCCAACTTGCTTTTGAATTGCCACTGCTAATGTTACGCTTGATTTTTGAGATTTTACATTCAAACTACCTTTATAAGCAGTATCTCCTAATAACGTTACACCTGCTGATGGTCTAAAGTCATCTATTTTAGATGGAATTGTTTTTAGTGTTAATAGTTTAGTTTGTTTAGGTTGTAATGTAAAAGATGCTACTTTTTCAAACGAACCTAATGTTTGTCCAGCTTCTTCAAACGTTATTGTTATAGGTTCTTTTGAGAAATTATAAACTTCAAGATCAGGTCCATTAATCCATTGACCATTTCCATCATCTTTAGCTCTAGCTCTATAAGTTAAATCACCAAATTGAGGTTCTCCTTTTTGAACACTCTTAACAGAGAAATCCATACCCACTTTAGCACCTTCCGCAATCTTAGCTTGCTTACCTTCCAATATTTCTTTATATTGGTCATTTTGTTCTTTTAATGATTGGTTACGAGCGGTTAATGATACTCTTTGAATTGCTTCAGCAGTTCCTTTTTGAATTGAGTTTTGTAAATCAACAACTACATTAGATATTTTTACGTTTGCTTGATTTAATTGATTTTCAAATGATGCTACTAATATCTTTTGCGCATCAACATCAACTCTCAAACTCTCTGAAACTATTTCAAGCTCACTAACTTTAGCTGTTAAATCTACTACAATTGTATTAAGTCTAATAACTTCTTCCGTCAAATCGATTACGGATTGAGTTACTTCATTATATACAGGTCTAGGAACATCATCATCTAATGGTGGTGGTTCAACTGGAATCAACTCAAATATTCTAGTATCTATTGATTTTATTAAATCAGTTTCATTATACTTAGGATTTGATAATTTTCCAAAAATAACACCATCTAATTCATTTGAATCATTAAATTCATATGAGTTCACACTGGTTTTAGACACAACCAAAGAACCACTCTTACTTATATCATCAAGTAAACTTAAATTTCGTAATCCAGATGTAGCTAATCTTGCCATATTAGTTATTTACAATAGTAAATGTTATTTTGTCATCATAATATTTTACATCACCATTCATATCAACTTTAAATTCTATTTTATAAACTCTACCAGTTTCCCAATTGGAAAGATTTAATTTAATATAATTTCCTTCATTATCACAACTCAATTTAGAATATTCACTAAAAGGAATTATAACATCATCCGAAGCGAAGTCTTTGATTTGATAATAGCTTGTTTGTGGTAGATACTTTACATCACTATATGAAAATGAATTTGTAAACGTTTTCAATGGATATAATTCCCTACCTACTACTCTTATTGTTGATATACTATTCTTTTTGTATTCGCTCTTAAATGATTTAACACCAACTTTAATATCATTTGAAGTCAATTCAGTTAATGAACCTGTTACATACAGTTGGTCATCCCAACCCACTCTTATTTTTGGTTGATATATTGTAAATGTTTCTTTACTAAATAATCTTAGTATTCCATAGTCTTGAGTGTTACTTTCTATATTTTCAGGAAACAACGTTGAGTTTGCGAACTTTAACATCAACCCATCATTTGGAATAGAACCTGACATCCAAACTTTTAACATTGCTTTGATATCCATATCGATATCACCTCTCTCATAATTGAATGTTTGAGATGCACCATATTGGGTGTACCAAGTACCACCACTACCATCATTTATACTAGCCGTAGTAGAACCACTAAAATCGTTTTCTAACCAATTTATTTTAGTATCACCTTCTCTATAATTCCAGTTTACACCCTTTGTAGTGATTGCATCAAATCTAGTACCAATACCCATTTCCCAACTTCCAGATATAGGATTTGCATGAATTGTATATTCTAATGGTATTTCTTCCGTTTGAGATTCTTTTATCAATAATCTAGCATCAGTCATGCCAATTGTACCATTATATAATGATTGAGATAAAAACCCTAAATCAAATTTTAGTAAAGCATGAGATACATCTTTTACGTTTCCGTAAAAAACTTTACTTACTTCTAATATTTCATCCAAGCCTGTATTTTGGTTAGGCTGCTGTAAATATACCGATGCATCTTTTGATGCTGTTAAAAAATAGTATGCCATTATCTTGCCCTCCCTTTTATATCTGAATTTGGAAACTTAACTTCAAAAATAGATGGGTCCAGTGATGGATATACCACTTTATTTTTTGTTGCAGCTTCTATATTATATGAATTTGGAGAATATTGTCCTCCACATTTATTTACTATTTCAAGACGTGTAACAGATGATACACCTTCAATATTTGCAAGCAATACTTCAATTTCACTTAAATTAATTGTTTGATTGAAAGACCAATTATCAGTATTAAAATAATTTTGTAATTCTAATATACATTTAGTAACTAATTCGGATTTATTATCATTTCGATTACACACTATTTCAAAATCAATACCAATATTAATTATAAACCCATCGGAAAAATTAACACCATCTGTTAATATTTTATATTCATTTAAGTAGGTTTTTAAGTTTTCCTTAACTGCTCTATTAATTGGTGTCAATCTTCCAAAATTATCTAACCCAAGCATATATAAGTTTATAGCAAATGGATTATTTTTTTCATTTTCATTAGATGTTTTTCCAATTAAAAAACGTGTCAGTTCAGAATTAACCGTAGCTCTTGTTGGTTCTTGTGATTCTGGCCTTTCTATGAATCCCATTACCAAATCGGTAAATTCTTGTAAAACATTTGGAGATGCTAATATTGATGATGGTGAGTTATTATCTAATTTACCATCAGCTGTTGCGTAACATTTAGAAATTGCACCATATTTGGTTGGCATTGATAATGCTCTTATCTGATAATCATTAGAAGTAACTGCTCTATTTTGTGCACCAAAATTACCTAAAGCATTTTGTCTAATTTCTTCAATTGTTTCCGCACCTCTACCACCAGTTGCTGGGATTTTGTTTACAACAGCTATGGAATTTTTTAAACTATTATATGTTCCTATTTGTGTTACATTTAAATCGGAATAATCGTTATCAAATTCAATCGATGTTATTTTTGTAAGTTGGTCAGCTTCTATATTAGATGCAACCCCACCACCCGTATAGTATTTTACCGTAATAGTTGTGTTTGATGGCGATACGCCATAAGCCTTTGTTTTTAAGAAATTAGTTGGGTCAAATGATTCTTCCAATCTACTAATAGAATTAGGTAATCCTAATCCAACATTTTTAAGATTTGGTATTAATTGTTCATCACTTGCCGTTGGGTCACCTGCTCCAAATTGAATAGTAGTTGTATAATCTGAATTTACTTTTGATACAAATCGTTTAGATGTTTTTAAAGTTTTTAAAATAGAAGGAACACTTTCTTTAAATTGAACAAGATCTGGGTCATTAAATGCCGTATTTGGATAATCTACAAATACCATTTCTTGTGCTAAATAAGGTACTTCATAATATTTGTTATTATTCGAATCTCTTACATCGTATATTTCTATTACATTAGTGTTTTCTAAAAGTACATTTGCAAATGGACTATATTGTCCAAATTCAAAACTAACTTCCTGTGGGATGGCTGATATGACTTGTACATATTTTTTAACAAGATATAATGTAGGGTCTCCGGTGTTTGAATCTCTTTTATATATTGTAATATCTCTATTATTACTATCTTTAAAATCTACAACATCGGTTGTTATGAATTTAACAGAATCATCTTTAGATTCAATTACCATACCTTGTTTTATTCTTAACAAGTATTTACTATCAATGATGTTTGAAGCACCCGTTCCAATAGCTGGTACAATTTGATATACTTCTAGTGTTGTTGTAGCAGGAGATGTTACTTTTGGTTTATATCCTAAAAATTGAGCCAATGCAACTACATTATCTAAATCTTCTGCGGTTGTTATCAATGATTCCTTAAACGTATCATCTATATAATAAGAAAGTACATCACCTATATAAGAAGACATCTCAATAAACATCATACCAGGTGATGCTTCAGTAAAATCCGTATTTGTTTTTGGGAAATACGTTTTTGCAAATTCTATTAAATTATCTTTAAACGCGGAAAAATCTTTATTAAGATATTTTATATCCTTTCCACTATATTTTTTATTACTAGGTGTTGAGTTCATATTATGGTGCGGTTTGTTGAATTGAGAACGATACATTACCAGTATTACCGGTATTTCTGCTTCTAAATTTCAATGATATATTTACGGAATTTTTATCTTTGTTTTCATTACTTATATCAACATTTATTTCATCTATACTAACATTTGGAACATATCTTTCAACAGAATTTGTTATTATGGTTTGTACTTTATCTTCAAACTCATCAGTAATTGGTTCAAACAATACAGTTTCTATACCTGTTCCAAATAGTGGATTCATTAATCGTTCTCCTCTTTTTGTTAATAATAAATTTTTTATATTGGATTTAAGTTGTTCTATTTCCGTATAATTTTGCTTAAAAGCAACGTTTGCTATTTGAATTGGTAATGCCAACCCAACCGCATAATCATCATACTCTGGTGTTTCTATTATAGGTTTTCTTCCTAGTATAATTGCCATTACTTCTTTTTAAATCTTTTTACAAGTTCTGAATAATCTCTATTCAATGCTTTATCCAATTCAGGTACTCCAGTTTGTACACCCAATCCGTTTGGTTGAGTTCCTCTAGCTAAATCACCATAACCCATTTTATCGGCTACTGCGGTTCTACCAACAACTGAACCCATATCAGCTTGTCCAAAACTCATAGTTCTAAATCCACCATCACCTTGTGGTATTCCACCTCTAGTTTCATTTAGTATTTGGTTAATCATTGGGTTTTTGCTAAATTGCTTTTCTCCAATTATTTTTGTTTGTACTGATTCGGTGATTATTTCTTCATCTAACATAGCCGCAGCCATTGATAATCCAGTACTTTTTGGTTTAGCAGGCTGTTTACCATCTGCTATCAGTTTTTTCATTTCAGCCCTTACATTTTCCTTAATTAATGCAGGTAATTGTTCTTTTAATTCCTCTTTGATTAAGATTTGTATGGCTTTTAATAATTTGTCTGTGTTCATACTTACTTATTTGTTATGTTTATAAATATTTGAATTGTTATTTTTGAAAATTATGTAGAAAACAAAGAAGCTTCTTCGTTTCTTCTTCTTTGCAATCCTATACGATATTGTTCTGGCGTTACAGGACCTGCTTGTATTTGAGTAACCGCTGAACTTAACTGCCCTGCTCTAATAGCTGCTGCTATGCCTGGTCTTAAACTACCAACATTATAAACATAACTTATTAATGCAGCCTTTTGTTTGTTATTTAATGCCTCAAAAGTTGCTTCCGATATTTTACGGTCTCCAGTCCCAACTAATCTATTTTTATATGGACCAGCTAATTCATATTCAAGCATTTTAAGTGCAGCCTCAACAGTAGTTCTATCACCATTTGCAGGCTTTTTATCTCCCGTTTCTCTATAATATGATGCCGGTGGATAAACATCTCGTACTTTACCATCTGTTCCTAATATCTTATCAGAACCAAATCCCAATCTATAAGCATTTACATCCCAAGTTGCAAATTCGGTAAATCCTTCATTTTTACCTATAAATTTAGCTGCCAATGCAAGCCAAGGTGCGCTTAAATCTAAATCTCCTAAATCAACTGGGCCGCCTGTACCACCTCCTCTGAATCCACCACCTCCACTTCTAAATCCACTAACAAATGGTTTACCAGTACTAAATTGAAAAGCAGTTACTACATCACCAGAATCTACTCCTCCAATTTCAGGTCCTTTTAAAAATTCCTCCAATTCTTCTTCAGTAAGTCCATTTTCTAAAGTTTCCTCTTTGGTTGGCCTTACGGATTGATGTTCTTCTACATCTTGTTTTGGTTTAAAATCATCTTGAGTTACTACATTACTTTTAGTTGATGGTGAAATAAAATATCCAGTCCAATTTAATACACCAATATTTGGTGTTCCTACTGGTGGATATAACGATGTAGTATATATCGTACCTTTAATACTATTCAAATGATTAGTTGCATATGATATAAACTCATCTACTATTAATCCCGTATTATCTGTTGGTTGTATTGCTGACATTAAAATTAACTTTATCCTATTATTATGTAACCTCTAATGGTTTTTGGATTAGCTATATGTGTAGTTACTGCTGCTGAATAGTTTCCATCTATACCATATACCTTTCCCCCATCTACTTTTAAAACTAGTCCAATATGGTCCATTCCACCATGGTCATTATTCATACTTCCCCAACCATATATAATTGCATCTCCAACATTTGGTACATAGTTTGGATTTGCTCCATCCAATTTACTGACCCATCTACCATTATCAATAGCCCACTTAACCCAAGTTGGAACATATGCTTTATTTGGATGACCGGATATAACAACTCCAGCTTCAGTCCACCAAGTTGTAACAGCACATGCACACCAAGGATTTGGAGTTTTACACCCACCATTTTTATGCATTTCTAATATTCTAGCATGCCCACTATCACTTTCTTTAGGAATTTCTTTTACACCATTTGCTTCATCATTTTGTGCAATCAATACTGCTTTTAAACCAAGTGATGCGTTTGGTGGAAATGTTGGCGGTGGATACTTTTGATTAAAACTACCACCAAAACCACCTCCACTCTTAAATCCGCTTACGAATGGTTTACCAGTACTAAATTGAAAAGCAGTTACTACATCACCAGAATCCACTCCCCCAATTTGAGGACCTTTTAAAAATTCAGCTAGTTCTTCTTCGGTAAGGTCTGTTGGTGTTGGCTCTGTTGGTGCCGTTATTGTTGTTGGTGGTGTTGTTGGCGTTGGTGTTGGCGTAGTTGGGGTTGTTGGTGTTGATGTTGGTTGAGATGTACTAATATCAATTTTAGTTTCAAGAGGTGGTATTGATATTCTATACTCCTCATTTTCAATTAATATAGATTCGCATTTATTTATTTCATCTTCTAAAGTAGATGCATCAACAAGTCTATTCTCTACTACTGCAGTATTATAATTAGTGGTTGCCCTTTCTAATTGTTCTTGTACTTCTGCTCTCCTTTCATTAGTTAATTCAAAATCAATTTCTGCATTTGCTGAAGATTGTGGCTTTTTCCAAACACCAACATCGGTAACAATATTTTGAGTAACTTGTATATTACTTGTACTACCTGGTGCCGGTTGTGCTGGTATTGGTGTTGTTGCCATAAGAGCTCCAGCCCAATATGCTTTAACTCCTTCACCCATCTCACCTACTAAATCGTATGGTTGAGATGAACTTAATCCTTTTTGTAATGCAGATTTAAAAAATGTTTTCATTATTTCAACACTTCCACTTACTAATGAAATTTTATGTTGTTTATCAAATCCTCTCTTTACTGCAGAATCATATTCTTTTGCATACGATTCCGCAACAACATCTATATCAGCAATTCCTTCTGGACTATTTGCTACTCTTAATATATTTTGTTTGAAAGTTTCCCAAGACATTATTTAATTATTTTCTTCGCATTCCCCAGCTTTCTAAATTTGGAATTTCTCCTTTATTACTTTGTATGAATAATTCTACAGCCCTTTCTTCGGTAACTTTACCTTTAAAAGTAA